CGACGAGGACAACGACGCAACCGAGTACATCCGGGCCGCCGGATGCCGTGAGTGGAAATCTTGAGGAGGTAAGCAAGATGGCGAACATCTACACGATCTACAACAGTGAGAACCAGCGCATCGGGCAAACCCCGATCAGACGGCAGGCTGAGAACGCGGCCCTTGGGTACGCGAAACGTCTCGGACGGGTGATGTTCGTTGACCGCACCCGCCTTGAAGATGGCGACACGCGCCGGGTGCAATTCAACCCGGATGGAACGCTGGTTCTGCTCTGGAACGGCGGCGTGGTTTGGCAGAGGGTAATGGCATGAGAAAGACTGACGCGCCGGACGATAAGTGGCTTCATTACAATTTAGTGCTGTTCGTCGGCAAGGATGAAGAAGTTTACAAACTGGCCGAGCGGCTTTCCCAGAAAACGGGAAATAGCATCGAGGAAGAGCTGCGGTTCGCTTTGCTGCTTGGATGCAATCCACACATGGTACGAAACCTGCAATTCCAGTTGCGCAGGTACGGCAAGGAGGCGTAACGATGGGCTACAAATATGGATTGGGTATGATCTGGTATGCACCCGCCAAGCGCAAGGGCAAAAGCCCGGTGCGCAAGGTGTCGGAATCCACAACGGCGACGGGTGATTTTCTGGCGCTGGTTCACGAGATGCACCCGACGGCTACCATCGGCCAGATCAGGCAGATCATCACCGACAAGCGGCAATTCATCTTCGACCCGGAGGCCGTCAAGGTCTGCGACGACTACATCAAGGCGGGCTGCGCCAACAATGTGCCGAACTGGCGATAGGAGGACATCATGGAACAGAACAAAGAAATCCGGCATTATCATCACATCGGCAGCGACGAGGAGCTGCGCAGCTCCTATGCGTTCCTGCGCAAGATGGAACGCACTGGGCAGATCAAGGTGCTGCCCAAGCTGTTTGACGATCTGAAACAGGTTATCCGGGAGTACACCCATCGCCCGCCGGAAAAATCCCGCATTGTGGAGGAAAGAGGCATCGACGGCTATGTGGAGCTGATCGAGTTTGAGGCCGACACCATGGAGGGAGCCGCCGCCGAGTTTGACGCAGTGTATCGGCGCGAATACTTCCCGACCTATTACGACTGCACGGGTCAGCGCTTTACCAACTGGGTCAAATTCTTCCAGCGCCGGGGTCGCTGGATGGCCTATCACAGCGTTTCCGTTGATATTTGAGGAGGTACACAACATGGTCATTACTACACTGGAAACAATTCACCGCTTACTCAAAATTGAGAAGAACGAAGCAGAAGCTGCGTTGAATGAGACTCACAAGGTTTTAAACGAGGCACTCCACAAAATGGGTGGAGTGGAAAATACGCGGTATACGAATGACCCGGAATATGACGAGGCATACGCAAAAGTTGTTACCGAAGAAGTTGCCGAGGCGAAGGCGGACGGTGCTGCCGCTCTCAGGCGTTTTAATGCTGCCAGGGATGCCCTGATCGACTTCGAGGACTATCAATTCTGAACATGAGGTAAGGAGGACAGAACATGGAACTGTGGATCACATTTAGCAGCGGAGGCAAGGAGCTGGTGGCCTACACGGTCGAAGGAACCTTCGCCGGGGAGGTCGCTGCCACGCTGAAAAGCATCGAGGCGGAGCGCGGCATCCCGCAGGATAAGATTTTGGTCAGGGCCGTCATGCGGTAGATCATAGTTTCTGGTGTTTGCCGGGGCGCAGCTCCATGTCGTCGCTGCGGCCCAGCAGGTAGTCCGTGGAACATTTCAGGTAGTCGGCAATGCGGACAAAGGAAATGATCGACATTTCGCTGCCCTTGGCAAATTGGGAAATTGCGTTGATGCCCATGTTCAGGTCGGAGAGCATCGTCCGCATGGTAACGCCGCGCAGCTTGGCAACCTGCTTTATGCGGCCAGATATGGCAGATGTGTCATACATACAGTACACCTTTTTGTGCAAAATGCTATTTTCACGATAAACAGTGAATATATATTGTAATCACGATATAAAGTGATATAATATATATAGGGCAAACAAATAAGGTAACGAAAGCCCAGCGGGCAGACTACCCCAAACTCAAGTATAACCGAAAGCAACACAAAAAACAAGGCTTATAAATAAGGAGGCCGGGACAAATGCGAGTAGCAAACAGAACCAAACCCAAGACCGATTTCGGCATCGAGGTTCGCGTTTTTACCGCGACCACAGGCATGAACATGAAAGAGCTTGCCGCCAAGGCTGGGGTCAAGTACACCACGCTGGTTGAGACGACCACAGGCCGCTGCGCTGGCATTGAGCTGATTCCCAAGGTCAGGGAGTACATGCAGAACTACGGGGAGGAGAACGCCTGATGAAAACAGCGCCGACCACGGCCCGCACGGCCCGTGAGATGTTCTACTTCGTGGACGATGTGCAGCGGATGCTCGGTTACTCCCGCTCCAAGAGCTACAAGATCATCAAGCAGCTCAACGACGAGTTGGAGGCGCAGGGCAAGATGGCCTTTGAGGGCCGGGTCAACAAGAAATACTTTGATGCCCGCGTGGGCATCGAGAGCTAAAGGAGCGGCGATATGAAGCAGAAGATCATCACGGTAACGCTGCACAAGCAACCGCCGCGCCGCGGTCTGTGGGCCTATGTTCTGACCTACATCCGCATGACGATCATCGTGCTGGCCTGTTTGCTGACGGCTGGCAGTGTGGATGTGGCGATCAGGATCGCGGCATCCAGAGGCGGCGCGGTGGGTGGCGAGATTTTCATGCCGTTCCTCGCCCTGTTCCTGATCTACGTCGGCACCCAACTTAAAAGCTGGGCAAAGCAGATTTTGGAGGTGCTGATGCAGTGAACAGACGCAGGTGGTACTACAAGAATGGAACCTGTTTTGAGGAGTTCGATATTCTTTTTGACAACGGCAGATTCATGTTGGTGCAGAATGTGGAAACCAAGGTTTTCTCTTTCGGCGTTTGCGAAAATTTCGGAACGCTGTACGGGTTTCCTGTAAATTGGTCTTGCCTGACGAAAGATCAGGCCATCGAAAGGCTGAACAACATGATTCGCATTGATAAGCAGTACAGTGAGTTGGAGGAGGTTTACAAACAGCAGTTTGGCTACACCAACGTGGAACAGTGGCAAGCAATGATCGAGGCCGTTTCAAGGGTTGCAGACTGAATCGGCCACACAAATTTTAGGAGGCGCTTTATGAACTACTACGAAATCAACGAGGACACGGCCCGCCGCGCCAAGCAGATGCGCAGCTTCGACGACTACTGCGAGGGCAGCGCCACATGGCAATATCGCAACCGCTGTGACGAGGCCGCCGCGCTGGCAGAGCAGGTCAAGGCCGAGCGCTGCAAGACCGCGGCCCAGCGGGAACACATCGACTACCTGCTGAATCGCTATTGCAAGGTGCTGGCCGAGGCCACCAACAAGGATAATGAGATCGGCACACGCTGCCCGTCCGTTATGATCTCCGGCGGCGGTAACTTTCCCGTCGCCAAGAAAGAAAAACAGATTGCGGCGTGGGAGAAGAACGCGGAGCGCTACGGGTATGCGGACAGTATCCTCAACCAGATTCGCTACTACGCCGCTGTGGTCAAGTCTGACGACCCGGAGGCACTGCCTGTGCTGAAAGCCCAGCTTGACGAGCTGACGGCCATGCA